CACGAACTACAAAGACATGGACCTGCTTCACATCAACACGCTGACCTGAGGCGTGGTGGATTGTTTGAGCGGCCCGCGCGCCGGGCCGCTTTCTTCAACCCATCCCCAATTCCGAGGAGACCGATCATGTCCACCCGAGCAGAGCTGGAAGCCCGCGCGAAAGAGTTGCAGGTGAAGTTCGCCGCCAAGATCAGCGACGAAGATCTGGCGGCGAACATCAAGGACGCAGAAGCCAAGGCGCAACCCCAGACCGATGCGTTTGAGATCAATTGCGCTGTGGCTGGCGGGCGTCGTCGTGGTGGGCGTCGCTGGCCTGGCGGCGTGACCCGTGTGGCTAAGGAGGACATGACGGATGAGATCCTGGCAGCGCTTGATGCGGACCCGATGTTCGCCATCACGCAACGCCCTGCAGAATAACCCCCGCGAGCAAGGGGGGTCTGGTCCGGGCCGCAAACCCGTCAGCACCCATAGACCGCCTGGACTGCGTGCCGGCACGCAAGAGAGGCGCAGGGGACCTTCGAAGGTAGGAGTCAAGCTCGCCCCCCGTATTCGCACAGGAGCCGTCCATGACCTACGCCACACGTGAAGATCTCAAGGCTGTCGTGCCTGTCCGCGATCTGCAGCTGCTGACCGATTTTGATGGTGCGGCAGACACGGTCGATGACACAAAGCTCGATCAGGCGTTGATTGACGCAACGGCTGAGGTGAATGGTTACATCTCGAAGCGCGTCACCCTACCTTTGGCGGACACCCCGGACATGTTGCGCGTGGTGTGCCGAGATCTGGCGATCTACCGGTTGCATGCCAACGTGTCCCGCGTCACCGACACCCAAGAGAAACTGCGCGATGCCGCGATCTCTTTCCTGAAACAGGTGCAGGACGGCAAGACATCGATCGGCGATGACGACGCAACGGTCGAGACCTCTGAAGGTGTGGTCACCGCAGAAGGCCCGGATCGCGTCATGACCCGCGACAGCCTGAAGGGGTTCTGATGGCTGTTACCCAGACACTGCGGGCTGATCTCAAGCCCTTCACCGCCCTGATTGGAGCGTACAAGGATGCCGCCGAGGATCTGACGCCGCTGATGGATCAGATTGGCGCGCTCCTGGAGACATCGACCCGCGACCGCATCGAGGACACAAACGTGTCGCCGGATGGTGTGGCGTGGCCGCGTTCATTCCGTGCCGAACAGGACGGCGGCAAAACGCTCTTTGCCAGCGGTCGGTTGGCGGCGTCGATCCAGTCCGTGCCTGGGCGGCGTCAGGTCGAGGTTGGCACAAACCTGATCTATGCCGGCATTCATCAGGCCGGCGGCGATATCGTCCCGAAGTCCGGCAAGGCATTGGCCTTTGGCCTGCCGGATGGTGGCTTTGCTGTCGTGGGCAAGGTGACCATCCCTGCGCGGCCCTATCTTGGGGTCTCGGACGTTGATGCCACAGAAATCACGGCGCTGGCCGTCGATTATTTCGAAGAGGCGGTGCCGCTATGACGGCCAAGCCCGGCATTCTGAACATCTCGGAAATCGCGGCGGCAATTCGTGCGGCGATGCCGGATCTGGTGGCCTGCGGCACGGCGTCGGACTTTGGCCGTCTACAGGCTGAAGGGCTGCGCGTGCCATCGGCATATGTCCTGGCACTCAACGAGCAGCCTGGGCAGGACCGCTACCAGACGGACGCCGTGATGAGCCAGCGCGTGGTTGCCCGGTTTGGCGTGGTCTGGTCGGTGCGTGACATCGCTGATCGTCTGGGCCGAATTGCAGAAGGCGAGATCCAAGCCGTGCGCACGCAAGGCATGGCTGTCATCTGTGGTCTGCGCCTGGCGAACACCGAAGGCCCGTGCGTGCCGGTTGCGGCCAAGTTGATCAGCAACATTGGCCGCAATGGCCAGATGCTTTGGCAAGATGACTTTGCCGTCCCCCTCAATCGCCACATTCCAATTGTTCAAGGAGCCTGACCCATGGCCAGCACCAACAGCCGCCTGATCCGCCTGCTTTCCGGCACCCGAACGCTGGTGGATGATATCCCCAGCTACGACACTGCAACCGCACTTCTTGTGAAAGGTCTGACGCCGCGCCGCCTGGAAGGTGACTATGAGGCGCAGGACTTCGTGACCGGTTTTGAAGGCGCGCAGGGCGACCGGTTCTACAACGGCACCATGGGGCTCGACTTTCAGATCGATGCAGCCTTGCCCGCCGCCGGTGACGCGCCGCTCTTTGCGCAGCTGATCGAGGCCTGCGGGTTCAAGGAATTGATCACGCCCGGCACGTCCGCCGCCTATTCGCTGCGCCCCGACAACGAGGCAAAGACCGAGATTGCGCTGCAATATGTGGACAGCCTGGCCAGTCAGGTGACCGAAGGCGTGCGAGGGTCCTTTTCGTTCACGGCCGAGACCCGCAAACCGCCGATGTTTGCGTTCAACCTGATGGGGGCCTTGTTCGATGGTCAGGCGGCTGTTGCTGCGGCGGCCGACTTTTCCACCTGGCCGGATGCGCCGGAATGCTCGGCCACCAACATGTCTGCCTTCACGGTGAATGGCGTGTCGCTTTGTGTGCAGACCTTCACATTCACGGATGGCCGCACACCGCGCCGCAACAAGTGGATGACTTGCGACGACACCGACATCACCGCGCGCAACATCATTGGACGGATGACGGTCAAGACGCCGCCTGCGGCGGATCTGGATCTGCTGGGCCTGGCCAAAAGCACCGCGAAGGTGCCGCTGGTCTGGGAGATCGCACCGCCCGGCGGTCGCACGCTGCGCATCGGTGGTCCTGCCGTGCAGCTCAAATACGCCGGCGAACAGGATGTGGACGGCGAGTTGGGTATGAACCTCGATCTCGTCTTCTGCCACGACCAGGGCGACGACGAAATCGCCATCACCTTCAGCTGATCCGGGGGACGCCGCAATGAGCTTCACTTTCCACGATGATGCGACCTTTGAATGGCCCGTTGAAATCCACGTTCCGATCGCGGGCAATTTCGACACGGTCGAGATCACTGGCATCTTTGAAATTGTCGATGACGTCGAGTTCCTGAGGCTGGACCCCGATGTGATCACTGCGTCCGATCAGATTGATCATCAGGTGGCCCAGGTGATGATGGCGTTTCACGGATGGAAGGCTGGCGATGTCCTGGACAAGCACGGGGCGGAACTGCCCGCGACGCCGGAAAACATCCGCCTCTTTCTTCTCAAACGACCAAACCGGTTGGCCGTCCTTGATGCCTACATGGCCGCGATCACGCCTGTGAAAGGGTATCGCGCGGGAAACTGAAGCGCGCCGCGCGCCTGATCTGGGCGCCGGCGACATTCAACGAAGATCTGATCGCAGACTATGCGGTCCTGCACGGGGTGACCCGAGAGGAGGCGCGTGCCGCCATGGCCGAGCAACTGGACAAGGCTGACACTCAGATGGTGCTGTCGGACACGTTCCGCCCGGCCATCGAGCTTGCCATTGCCAGTTACGACCAGGTGCGCGCGGTGGCCGGTCTGAATGGGGTCGCGCGTCTGTCCTTTGATCAGACGGCCGTCGAAGCCACGGCCCGCATGCGCGGTATCGTTGTCACGCCACAGGTGTCGCAGGATCTGTTCATCCTGCAACAGGAAGGCCTGCGGATCATGCGGGCGGCGTCATGAGTGATCTGCGCACATCCCTGATCCTTGAAGGGGACGAGCGGTCTTTGATCGCAGCACTTCAACGCGGCGAAGCCGGTCTGGACCAGCTTGGGCGCGCGGTAGACCGGTTGGGCCAGCGTCAGAATTCTGCACGCCAGAGTGCGGCGGTGTTCGAGAAGGGCATCGAGGACCAGCGCCGGGGTATGACGCAACTGCGCGCGGCGCTGGATCCCGTCTATCGATCATCAAAGCAGTATGAGGCGGTTGTCACGGAAGTGCAGCGCGCGGTGGCAACGGGGGCCGCGTCACAACAGGAGGCCAACCGGATCATGGCGCTGGCCGAGGCGCAATATCTGGCCACCGGTCAAAGTGCAGCTGTGATGGGGCGCCAGCACCACGCGGCCTCGGGTCAGATCGGCAATGTGTTTGCCCAGCTCAACGACATCGGGATCATGATGGCGGCGGGGCAGAACCCGATCCAGTTGGCGCTGCAGCAAGGCACACAGCTCAACCAGGTCTTTTTGACGATGGGCGGTCGCGCCCAGATCCT